TAATGGACGACTTGCTCGCCCTGGTGCTAAACGCAAACTTTAGCGCCAACGAGGTCATCACTGCCGCCAACTTCGACGTTGACGAGGTGGCCGACCTGGCAGCCGACTTGACCACCGCCAAATGCCCCAAGAGCGAGCGCGCGTTGATTCTGCCGCCTTCCTATTACGCCAGCATCCAAAAGGATGCCATTGTGCAAGATGCCTCCAGCTACGGCACCCCAGCCGGCGTGCAGGAAAATGCAGCGCAGCGCGTGCATGGTTTCAGCCTCTACGAATACACTGGAATCCCAGCCAACGGCGAAAACCTGGCCGCCATCGCGCTGCACCCTTCCGCGCTGTGTTTGGCCGCTCGCCAGCCTGCTGCACCTGCTGATGGCAGCGTCCAGGTTTCCGACATCGTTGACCCTTCCACTGGGCTGCCTATCCAGCTCCGCACCTGGTATGACAACACCGCCGGCAAACACTACTTGTCCATGGGTGTGCTCTACGGTGTGGCAAAGGGTAATGGTGCCGCATTGAAACGCATTAAGTCCGCGTAAGTTAGGCTTATGGCAAACGCACTCTCAAGCGGCGTCTATTTGGAAGCAGTAAGCGAGCAAATGCTCGACTTGCTATCCTCCAACTTTTTCGCCTTTTCGCTTGTGAGTCGCAACTTCTCAACCGAAGTCAGGGAGCGCGGCGACCGCACAGTGACCCGCGTTCCCACTTCGGTCACAGTTAAAGACTTGTCTACTGGCTACAGCGCCAGTGATGTAACAAGCACGGCCATTGAGATTGAGCTTAACAAGTTCAAGGGCTTCTCGATGGCGTTTACTGATTTTGAGATTTCAAAACTCAAGAGCTCGACCATTCTAGAGCGCACTTTTTTGCGCCCTGCAATCGATGCCACCGCAAAAGCGGTCGCCGACGATTTGCTTGGCCTTATTACGCCCGCCGCTTTCAGCGCCTCCCAAGTCAGGACTGCCGCCAATTTTGACAGTGATGATTTGGCAGACGCCGGCAGCACATTAACAAACAATGGTTGCCCACGGTCATTAAGGACCGCGATGCTCAACCCGTCTTACACAGCGAGCCTTAGCAAAGACGGCGGCATCATTGATGCCAGCGCTTACGGCACAGCGCAGCCAATCCAAGAAGGCGAGCTTTCAACCATTCACGGTTTTGGTGTGGCCGAATATCAAGACATCCCGACCGGTAACAACCTGCAAGGATTTTACTGCCACCCAAGCGCGCTATGTATCGCTGCGCGACAAATCGGGCGCCCGCTGTATGGCAACGTTGAAGTCATCGACAACATAGAGCCGCGCACTGGGCTGCCATTTCAGACCCGAAAATTTTACAACCCAACCCTGGGCAAATGGTTTCTAACCGTGGGCATCCTCTACGGATGCTCAATTGGCAACCAAAACGCACTCATCAGAATCACCGACCAATAAATAAACCATGATATTCAAGACTTCATTCACGATAGGATTTTTGCCTGACGGTTCACCTGAGCTTATCGCTATGGGTGACGCCGACAAATGCAAGGCTGCCTTTATTGCTGAACGCGAAAACCCGTCTGGTAAATACAGCGGCGTTAGTGTTTACAGAAAGCCGCCCTACTGGAAGCGCGCCGACCTCAAGGTTGACGTATCCGCGCCAAAAGCCAAGGCCAAGAAAAAGGCCAGCGCCTAATTTGCTGCCACCGTTCGCTAGGTCACCACACCCACACCCAGGCGCGGCGGGCAACTGCTCGCCTGGGTTTTTTAAATGGCCAACAACCGCATAATCAACACGCGCTCAGGCTGGCTCTATGAGACTGCCGCGCACGACACGCCAACCACGTTTACAACGATTGGCGAGGGCGGCACCTTTGGCGCTGGTAACGTCATCATCCGCGTCACCGCTGATGCGGCGCAATATGATGCGGCGGCTTACACAGTGCAGCGCACAAACGAAAGCGGCGAGTGGGAAGACGTTTACACCATCACCTTGAACGTGCCAGATGGGCGCGGAATCACGCGCACTGATTGTTTTCACAGTGTGGCGCATAGCCACCCAACGCCGCACACCAATTTTCAAGAGCAATACATTATTGACCAGGGCCACCACCGCTCGCGGTTTTTATACGAGCAGCAGGTGGACCTAGAGCGCACCGCCGGCAGCGTGTTTGATTACCACGGCAACGTGCTCCGATGCGTGGAGAGCGGCAACACCGAAACCAAAGAGCTCGAAGAGGGCGGCATCTTGGAGGGCTACGACCTGACATTAACCACTAACCGCAAGCAGTGGGCTGATGCTGGCATCAAGCCAATTGTGGGCGCCACGCTCACCAAGGGCGGCAAACGGTTCAAGATTCAGCAGGTGCTAACCAATGACGCAAGCTTCGAGCTTGGGCTGATGAAGAAGCAATGAACGCCAGCGGAATCAATGTTGATTTTGATACGCAGCGCTTCAACCGCGTTCTTGATGCTTATTTGAAATACAGCGGGCGCAGTTTCACAAACGAAGTTAACAAGCGCTCGTTCAATATCGCGCTCAAGGCAGTAGGCAAAACGCCAAAAGTCACAGCGCAGAAAATCAAGCGCGACATGATGCGCGCCGCCAAGATTCAACCAAGCAATTCAAAGCGAGGCAAACGCGCACCAGTGGCGGCCATTTTGACCAATTATTACCGAGGCAAAAAAGGCAAAAAAGGCATGTGGGGCGAGCCAATGAAAACCGCCGTTTCCACTGCTATTGCGCACCGCCAAAAAGGTCGCGGCTTTATGGCTGCCGCTTGGTTAGGCACTGCAAGTGATATTGGGCCATATATCAAGCCACCGCGCAGCGTGAGAGGAAGCCGTAAAAAATTTCAGATTGGCAAACCTAAAGGCGAAGGCAGACCAGAGCGCCGAGTTGGTGCGCTCAAACCATTTGCTCGTGGCGTTCATGGCAGCAAAGAAAGCGGCAACATACCAGGAGCGCGGCAAGGTTTGCGCATGGCGTTCAACATGGAGACACGCGACATGCTGACCTATTTGCGGCGCAAGATTCCAAAAGACTGGCACACAACCAAGAAAACCAACGCTGTGCAATCGCTGGCAATCAGGAAACTATGAGTTACCGCAAACAGACAGAGGAGGCTTTTAAGGCCTACCTGCAGGACCAAGTTGGCGTGCCTGTTTACGCTGGCACCAATGACACCATTAAATCATTGCCTTGCGTTGTGGTGGCATTTGTGGGCGCCAGTCAAAACCCACCCAATACTGGCAACATGGATGTGACCTTGAGCGTAAGCGTTCAGAGCGAGATTGACGAAGAGGGCCAGCCAAATGCGCTTGATGTGCATGATGAATTGCTGACCGCCGTCGAGGAGTCGCTTTTTTGGAGTGAGCTCCAGGCCATCAATGTGGGCGCTACTGATTTTTATATTTTTGGCGTTGCCGACCAGAGCGGCATCGAGCGCGAGGTGGAAGGCACCATGCTGCGCGAATCAATCACACTAACATTCCCAGCGGCGCTGGGCGTTACAACCGTTTAACCAAATTCGATAAATTATGTCCAAATTACTCAAAGGCCAGCCGTTTACATACGGCACCAAAAATGACGGCACATATCTCACCATGGATATTGGGAGCGATGCCAATATTTTCATGTATGCAACCGAGATTCGCCTCTCAATGGAAAGCGACTCAAACACTGCCAACAATGCCAACGGCGAAACCATAAGCGCCTGTTACTACAACCAGCGCCAGGTGCTTAACTTGACCGGCATGATTGCTGGCTCAGGCGCAGGAGTGGCCACAACGGTTACCCAAGTTGATGCGGTATTCAAAGTGAGCTTTGAGGCTGGCGAAAAGTTAGACATCACATCAAGCGACTGGGCAGAAATCGAGGGCGAATACATCATTCAAAGCGCAGAAAAGACGCGCTCTAATGGCAACTTTGCCGAATGGTCCATCACTGCCATTGAATACACTGGCACTGGCATGGCCAACGATGACGTCACCTAATGACTGACACCTGGGCCGCAACCGTAGCGCCAGGCCACCATTATGTGGCCGGCGCCAAGTTGCGCCCTTTGACTCTTGGCCATGCTGTGCTTATGGAGCGCATCGGCTTGGTTGAGATTTTGACGCGGCTTGAGTTCCACGCATTTGTTGGCATCTGTTCGCGTGATTACAAGGCCGGCATGAATTGGCTTGGATGGTTTTTGTCACCGGTTGGTCAATGGTATTACCAGCACAAACCGCTACCCAAGGCTTACAACCAAGCACTAGGCGAAGCAATGGCATACCTATTGCAAAGCCAACAAATGCCAGAGCTTATGGGCTCAGATTCCAACATGGCCAAGGGCGCCAAATGGGGTGCACCGACCTTGCAGCTAATGCGCACCATTGGATTGTCAAAGCTAAACTACACACCAAGTGAAATCATGGACGCGCCTTTCGGTCAATTGATGTGGGACATCATTAGTTTTAACGAGGTTAACGGCGGCTCAAAAATCATACACGGCGCACTTGCTGAAGGGTTGGCAGGATTGGACGAATTAACAAAGCGGCAAAAGGAGGCAGCGGTTGAATCTTAACTTCAAGGTAGGAATGGACACGACCAGTTTTAACGCTGGTCTCAAACGAATGCGCGCAGGCTTTAACAATTGGGCCAAGAGCGCGGCCTCTGGCATTGGCGGGCAAATTGCTGGCGCCATGGCATTGGAGCGCGTTGTGTCGAGCGTTGGCGGTCTATACGAGGAAGCCGCAAGAATTCAGAAAGAATCAGCACAACTTGGCATGTCCACAACAGAGTTCCAAGCGCTTGCCTATGCCGCCAGGTTGGCAGGTGTTGACATTGAAGATTTGCGAGACGCCATCAATGACCTTAATACGAGGCAATATGAGGCAATAGAGGGCAGCAAAAACTTCATTGATATATTCAGCCGTTACGGAATCCATTTTGGCGATGTGCCGCAAATACGCCAACCGCTTGAACTATTTCAAGAGTTTGCCAAGGGGATGCGTGAATCACTTTATGACGTAAGCCAAAAGACATTCGACCTTGATGAGTTGATGAGCGACAACGGCAAGCGCATGGCTGCCGCAATCAACCAAGGCTTTGCTGAAAACCTTGATTTATCGGTGGCAGCGTTCACACCAGAGCAAATTTCAGAATACGCAGCCGCAAGGCGCAAATACATTGAGACAAGCGAACAAGGAAAAACAATGGCAATTCAAGCGCTTGATTGGCTTTCAGATTGGGCTGGCGGCTTTGGTGGTTGGGCATTTGGTTCATTTAGGCCGCAAGCATTAGATGACGAATATTTGCGCGCGCAACTTGAGATTGAACTCGCCATGAAACAATCAAGGAACTACCTGCGCGACATTTCCAAGGGATTCACTCAATGAGTTTGCATTTTAAAGGCACAACAAGCTTGGCGTCTAGCGTTCACGTTGAGCGCACATTTTCCGAGACTAATGGCTGGGAATCTACCTATACATACAAGGGCCGCTATGCTGACATCTTAACCGCATCCACAAGCAACTCGTATGTTGGCAACGCCACCCGCGTCAACGTGCGCCAGGAAGACGGCGGTTATGGCATCCTAGAGGTTACCTTTTCCAGCATTGACAACGCCATTGTCGACACGCCTTCAGTTGAGCCAGAAACAGACGTCTGGACATTTGCGCCATACGAGGTGCAGCGCAACGCTTGGGAGCATCCCTATTTTTCAACGCTGCGCTTTGTTGCTGACCCTGGCCACGTTTCCAAGGTTATTTCAGCCGCTGAATCCTACCAGAACAAGGTGCGCGGTAATATGGAGGCAGGCACCAAGGTGAGCGCAGTTTTTAAGATAGAAGAGTATATGTATGGCAGCAGCGGCGGCGGTGACACAACCGTTGGGCCAAACAACACAGCGGAAACTGACACAACTGGCGTGCCGCTTGTCTATTCAACAGCAGTAAGAGACAAGACAACTGAGCTTGCGCACATGCTGGCCTATGGTCATGAGACATACAACGAGGACAAATACACCTTGCGCAATACACGCATTGTGCCAGCCAACACGTTGCTCAAGGCATCAACCTGGCGCAAGGGTTACCAATGGACAACAAACCGCGTTGTTGACCTCATATTGACCCAGAAAATCGAGGCAACAAAATACAGCATTTGCGGTGAGCTCTTGCTTGATTTTGCTGGCACCTATTGGCTCAAAAAAGCGCCCACTATCACCGAGCTTTACAATGGCAAATTCGAGATTGCCAGCGAGTTCATCAACATGGAGGCTGGCGAACTGCCAACAGAGTTTCACCCTATCTACTCATGAGATTCCGCCGCCTTAGTCAATTTAGCGTTCGCGGCATCTTAGATGCCATCAGGCAACTGCAAGAGGCGGTTGAATCGCTGCAACCGCGCAAGTCTGCCGGCACACTCATCACCCATTCATCGAGCGGCGTGACAGTGCGCGCAGCACGCGCCAAGGCTACTGGTGGCGGTGGCACCACATCATCCAGCCAGCCATCCAGATGGCAGTGAAAGTGACAATTTGCACAACCTATATATAGGGCTCTATGTCGGCGTTGACCGAATTTGGAGACACACCAGCCGGCGCTAATCGTGCGCCAATCTCCTGCCCTGCCTAACATTTTAGACAATCATGGCAACAGAGAAGTTTTTTGTGTTCAACGAG